TCGTGGTCTCTTTGACCCGATCGTTAAGGATAAAAGCCATTAGCTTACCTTACGATATACGAATAATAGCGTTGTTAGCGTCAGCAGTTGGGAATGTTACAGTGAACGTACCGTTAGATGCTGTGAAATCGCCACCAAAAGCTAATATACAAACTGCATCAGTTGTGCCTGAACCAGCACCAGTAGTGGTGTTGTAAATCATAGCACCGTTAGCTGTAAAGCTAGCTGATGTCCACTGTGCATCAGCAAAGTCAACAAAAGCTGTTGTGCTACTTAGTGATGTACCGTTGTTTGTTAAAGCCAAACCTCCCGCAGAATATGCTGCTCCTGAAGAGTTTGAAATTTCATTTGATGAACTGTAGTCTGTAGTAGCAGCACCTAAACTTGCACTTGATGTGAACAATGCAATTTTAAATGTATCACCACTACCAGACGAAAAATTATGCTTACCTTCCAATAATTCTTTTTTGAAAGAGTTGCATATCGCTGATGATATTGCCATTTATAATCTCCTTATGGTTGTTTCGATTCTAGAGGAAGTCGAAGAACACCATCATAGTATTCATCACGTCTTCTTCTACCTTGTTGTTCAAGTTGCAAGCCCTGTATTGCTTGTTGGTAGCCTTGTTCATAGTATTGAAGCATGTTGTCAGGCCCTTTTAAAAATCTAAATGCTTCACAAAGTGTAGCATAAAGTAAGATTTTAGGGGCGTTTGTGCTCACCCAAGTTTCTGTGTTGGATGATGACAACCCTGTTTCTTGCTTGTTCAAAGCTAATTCAATATTATAAGCAGAATTTGGCGTAGGCGCAAGATATATTGTGTCTTGATCCCACATTGCATAGTATTTTGGTTTTTCCGTAGAATCTCTATTTGGCCAATATTCATTCATAAATGTAATGTCTTTTTGCAGTAAATATTCTCTTACAGGACTTCCACCTGGAGTATAAATTTGTGCTGATCTAACAAAAGCTAATTGTCCTGTGTTGGCACCAGGAAGCGAAACAAACGGATTACCAGATGTAAGAGTAGCAAATTGGTAAGATCTAAATATATCTAAATCAATTTCTCTAAAAATCCTTTTTTCTGCATGTTCAATAAAATCATTTACAATTACATCTGTTAATACATCAGAGGATGTTTCTGTATAATCTCTTATTTGAGTTTGTAATTCTGCAAAAGTTGTCATGATATATTTACCTCTACCTTACCAAGAAAACTATGTAATCTTACTTCTTTGTTATCCTGTTCTGGTTGCATAGTATTTACAATTACTGTTTCAAAAGCACCAGGTGCAGGTATAGGATTAAATTGAGTTACTGTTTGTTTTTTTGCACCAAATATATTTCTTGCTATCATATTTATACCTAAATCAACTGTTGCACTTATGATCTGTGGTTTTGCATTTTGTAACGACTGTGGGTCGGTAGGATGATATCTTGGATCTAATTGTGGATGTTTTGGTTCAAATTCACTTACGTGAACGGTAGAACCATTCCATTCTTTAACCATTTCGTTGTATGGAAAAGCTAAACCAGATCTGTCTGAAATTCTTTTTGCAAATCTACCAGTAGCGTATTTTGCCATTAGTAACCTCCAGAAGGATAGTAACTTTGAGGAGTAAGAAAGACACTTGTTCTTTGTCCATCTTCATCAGCAGCTCTTTTAAATTCATCTTCATATAAAAGTTTTAATGCCTGCATTCTTTCTGGTGCTTTTTTCATAGAAATGTAATAAGCTAAACCAGCTACAAGACATGGAAGAAAACGAAAAGGAATCTCAGAATTATTTGTGTAATCACCAGAATCAGACATACGAACAAGAGCGTAATATATTAGAGTGTAAGATGAATCTGCTGCCGGATATAGATATAGTGTTGGGTTTATCGTACGCTCAAAGTAGAATTGAGTTGGTCTTCCGCTGGTTGTTTTAACAGTGTAATTCCAATAAGTAGCTCTACTAATTGCATTAACTGAATAGTCATTATTACTAGAGTCTCTTATAATTACATCCGTAATATCTACTATTTGTTCTGGTGCATTAGCTCCAGATCCAAACAAACTTGATCCGGTAAGATTAGTTGTATTTGCTGCAAGTGCTTTCTCTTGTTTTTTTACAGTCCATAAATTAATTCCCCTATTTGCCCATTCGGCAAGCATAAGGTTTAAAGAACGTTTTGCAGTTTGCAAATCGTGTCCATTACGAATTTGCAAACCACAACGTTCATAAGCTTCTTGACAGATTTGATCAATTGTCAAATCAAAGCTAGCTGTTGAAGCGTAAGTAGGCACTTATTTTTTTGCCTTTTTCTTTTTACCCTTCATTGCTTTCTTTTTTTTGCCTTTCATAACTTTTCCGCCGCCTTTCATGGCCATCACTTTGCCACCGCCACGCATTTTGTTAATATTTTTCTTTTTCATCACCATTTTGACCTCCGAATATTCGTCTATAGGTTTTATATCTCGATACTACAACGTCTTGATAGTACCCCTCTGGCCACAACTTATAGTAACCAGATTTATGTAGTTTATCAGAAGCTTCCTGCAATAGCGAGAACTTTTGTGCTAATATCATAGAATACATTAAATCGCTTTCAACATCTGGAGGCTCATCGCCGGGTGAAACAAGAAATTCTTGCTCTTCAGCGGTGGCTGGATTACTTGGATGGAACCCCATAAAATAAATGTCTTTTTTATTGTACCAATAATTATAAGCATCGACAGTTTCCTGAAATTGATTAGGCGTATAACTAAAAAAAGGATCGCAAAAAATTAATAAATCATGAGTATCAAAACTAATTTTATTTAAATAACTATTAAATTCTGTTTTGTACCACTTGTGCTTTTTTTTAACTTCAATAACAACTTTTTTATCTTTCCAACTTTTTCTAGCAAAAGGACAAGCTGACATACCTCCTAGGTGTTTATTAGGAACTTCTAAAAAATATTTTGACCACTTACGGACGTCTTGTTTTATTTCTTTTTCTAATTGCATCTTTGCCTCTTTTAAATATATTGGCTACCTGTGATTTACCCATTACTTTAGCTCTTTGTTCACCAACAGTTAAAATTTGAATTTTTCTTGCAAAAGGTTTTTTAATTTTTTTAATTTTTGAAACTGTTCTTCTAGCGTCAGCAGGAGTAGCAAACTTAATAGACACAGTATCACGTGGATTTTCATCAGTATAAAGTCTTCTGCCACTTTTTTTTGGTTTTTTACCCGTGCCAACTTTTGGATCTTTTTTCTTAGGCACTAAAAAATACCTTTAAAACCAAATCCTCTCTGCGCTAGACCTGCTCTTCTTTGATCAGTAATTAAACCACCAGTCGCAGCAAAGGTTTTTACATTTGTTGGTTTACCTCCAACGCCTTGAGCTTTACTTCTTTTTCTTTTTACTGCAGATTTTCTTTGACTTTCACTCATTCTTGCAGCTTTAGCGGCAGGGACACATTTAGGGTATTTTCTTTTTGCGTCTTTTTTTTGTTTTGATCTGCCACATTTTTTAAAACCACCTCCCTTTTTTTTGGCTCCTATGTCAACCCAATCTTGTTCGAACCATTTTTTTAGACTCATGATTTTTTAGTTTTTTTTCTCTTACGTTCCATAACAGCACCACAACCTTTAGCAATACCACCTTGTTTAAAATTTGAAATTTGCTTTCTTTGTTGTGATACCTTGTTAAAGTCTATCACTTCACCACCTGTAGCTTTTCCAGCAGGTTTAGGCCCTTTAAAATCTTTTCTTTTTACACCGCTTGGATCTTTAATTTTACCTGCACATATTTTTGAAGCATAAGCGTTTGCATAAGCGCTAGGATAAACTTTAAATTTACGCTTAGCTGCTGCTTTACCTCTAGGACATAATTTTGTCATGGCTTCCTCGCTGTTTGTTTTGCTCTTTTAAAATTAGCTGCGGTAGGTGCACCTTTAGCTCCTTTTTTACGCATCTTGCCACCACGTTTTCTTTTAGCATGAATGTTAGCATATAAACCTTTTCTCATCCTTGCCCCCTGTATTTGACAAATTGCCTTCTTTTGTTTTTGTTCTTTGGCCTACTGCGAGAAGAACGACCTATACTAGTTCTTTTTTTAACTGGTGTAAAGTATTCGTTGGAAGGTGTTTTAGCCATTATTTACGCTCTATTATCTTTTTTATTTTTAGAACACCTTCTGAATCTGGTTCTAATTCTGCTTTAACTAAACCACATTCATAGCGTATAACATTTGATCTGCTATCAGATAAGTTGCGCTCACTTTCTCTCTT